GGCTAAAAAAAATATTGGTTACACTAAAGAAGAATTTGATAAACTGTCTGTTGAAAAACAAAATGAAGTTTATTCTGGATATATGTCAAAAAGAATGTCAGGTGAAACTGATGCTTATGGTAACCAGGTTCGTACTGGTGGTGACGGGGGTGGGCAAAGACAAACTAAAACTCAAGCTCAAATAGAAGCTGAGAATGTTGCAATACAAAAAGCAGCACAAGCTGAAAAAGATCAAGCTGCTGCTGAACAAGCTGATGCATATAAGAAAAAAAGATTATCAATAACATCATCTAGGTCATTATTTGCTAGACCTGGAGGTAGAGGATTTTTTAATTAATGGATTATTTAGATAACTCAGAAATAAATTATGGTACTCAAGATAGAGCATCTGAAATTTTAAAAAAATATAAAGAAGCTCAAAGTATAAAAGATTATTGGAAAGATAAATTTGAAGAAGCATATGAATACTGTCTTCCAAATAGAGAATCATTTTACGAAGAAGCTCCTGGTCAAAAAAGAACAGATAAAATTTTTGATGAAACTGCTGTAGTAGGTGTACAAGAATTTGCATCTAGATTACAAGCAGGTATAACTCCAACATTTGCTAGATGGGCAGACTTTCAAGCAGGATCTGAAATACCACAAGAACAAAAAGCAAACATCAATTTAGAGTTAGATAAAATTACAGAATATGTATTTCAATTATTACAACAATCAAACTTTAACCAAGAGATACATGAATCATTTATGGATCTTGCAATTGGTACAGGTGTTATGCTTGTTGAAGAAGGTGATGCAGTAAATCCAATTAAATTTACAGCAGTACCATTAACTAGAGTTTGTTTAAATACTGGGCCAGATGGTGCAATAGATTCTGTTTACAGAACTAGATATTGTAAGCCTAATGAAATTAAAATACTTTATCCTAAAGCTAAATTACCAGAAAATTTTGATCCTTTAAGAAATAAAAATAAAATTAAAATTATTGAAGCTGTTTATAAAATACACGAAGAAAATGTTGAAAAATACAAAATGTGTATTCTTATGGAAAATCCTAAACATATTCTTTTTGAAGAAATGTTTGAAGGAGAAGGTTCAAATCCATATTTAGTATTTAGATGGAATAAAGCTTCTGGTGAAGTTTATGGTAGAGGGCCAGTATTTAATGCTATGTCAGCAATTAAAACTTGTAATCTAACAATTGAATTAATTTTACAAAATGCTCAAATGTCTGTGTCTGGTGTTTATACTTATGAAGATGATGGTGTAATTAATCCAGATAATATTTCATTAGTACCTGGATCTTTAATACCAGTAGCTCCTGGTAGTAGAGGTTTAGTACCAATACAATCAGCATCTAATTTTGATGTAGCTCAATTAGTATTAAATGATATGAGGCAGAATATTAAAAAAGCTTTATACATGGAAGCTCTTGGAAGACCAGAAGGAACTCCAATGACAGCAACAGAAGTTTCTGAAAGAATGGCAGATTTATCAAGACAGATTGGTTCTTCTTTTGGTAGACTTCAATCTGAATTAATAACTCCATTATTAAAAAGAATAATTAGAATTTTATCTAAACAAGGTAGAATAGACATCCCTAAAGTAAACGGTAGGGAAGTTAAGATAGCTCCAAGATCACCATTAGCTCAAGCTCAACATTTACAAGATGTTGCTGATGTAACAAGATTTAATGAAATTATTGGAGCAACATTTGGCCCACAAATGGTTAATCTAATTGTGGATCAAAATACAACTGCAAAATATCTAGCTGAAAAAATGAACTTACCAGAGAAGTTAATTAGAAACGAAGAAGAACAACAAGAGCTAGTTAATCGTTTACAACAAATGCAATCAACACCAGAAGGAGGTGAAGCTCCACCAGGAGCATAGTATGTCGTGGAAAGATCTAGAGAAAGAGAAGCCCAAAATAACAAATAGTATAGACGGTTATGTAAGATCTACTGAAGAAGAAAAGATTTTAAATAAACATTTTGCTAATGTCTTCAAAGGAGATGAAGCAAAAAAAGTTTTAAACTATTTGCAATCAATAACAATAGAAGCTGTTGCTGGGCCAAATATAGATAGCAACAGACTATTCCACTTAGAAGGTATGCGATTCTTAGTTGGAGTAATTAAAACGCGTATAACAAAAGGAGAAAATGATGGCAGATGATAATGCTAATACAGCACCAGTCGCCACTGAACAACCTTCAGAGGTAACTAAACCAGAATATATTCAAGATAAGTTTTGGGATGCTGAAAAGAATGAAGTTAATATTGAAAACTTAGCTTCATCTTATAACTCACTAGAATCTAAATTAGGTTCTAGAACAGAAGATCTAACTAAACAAATTAGAACTGATCTTGAAAATGAAAAACTAAATAATGTTCCAGAAGAATATAAATTAAATGTTCCGGAATTAGATCAAAATATATCATTAGATATTAGTAATGATATGCCTATTGTACAATGGTGGAACAGTACTGCAAAAAATGCAGGTTTATCTCAAGAACAATATGATGAAGGTGTAAAAGTATTTGTAGAAAATGCTATTTCTAGTCTTCCTAATGCTGATCTTGAAGTACAAAAACTTGGAGATAATGGCAGAGAAAGAATAGAAGCTGCAGAGCTTTGGTCTAAAAAACATTTAAGTCCAGATTCTTATAATGCTATTTCTAGTTTTGCATCAACTGCTGAAGGAGTTAAAGCTCTAGAAGAAGTTATGAAACTAACTAAAGATAGCAGTATGCCTACATCACAAACACAAGTAGATGTATCTGCTGATATGGATGATCTTAAATCAATGCTTAAAGATCCTAGATATTGGGATTCAAGTAGACGTGATCCTGCTTATGTAAAACGAGTAACTGAATTATATGAAAAGGCTTACAAAGGTCAAAAACAAGCATAAATTTAAGTTTAAAAAACTTAATAAGCCTTTAAAATGGCTTGACTGTGTTTCGCAAACTGGTTGGTTATCTGTAGCTCAAATGGAAGCTGCAGAACCAGCAGTTTGTAAAACAGGTGAATTTTGGATTTATAAAGATACCAAAGATTATATAACTTTATTTGGTACATACTCTCAAGATAAAGATGGCACAATAGAATTTGGAGAAGTTATAACTATTCCTAAAAGATGGATATAATTGTGCGTTGTCAAGAATAACACTTATACAATATCAACATATCAAGACCTTTAGAATGTAAATGATTGCCCTTAACTGGATAACAATCCACTGCATTAGAAAGATAATCGGTAACTAACAATAACTTAACAACGAGGAAAATAAATGGCAACATCAATAACAAATGCCTTTATAACTCAATTCGAAGCTGAAGTTCACATGGCTTATCAAAGAATGGGTTCTAAGTTAAAGAACCTAACAAGAACTGTGAACGGTGTTAATGGTAATACTGTTAAGTTTCAGAAAGTTGCAAAAGGATCTGCAAACACTAAAGCAAGACATGCTGAAGTAGTTGCAATGGATCTAGCTCACAGCAATGTAAGCGCAACTTTAACTGATTACTATGCAGCAGATTACGTTGACAAGTTAGACGAGTTAAAGGTAAACATTGACGAAAGACAAGTAGTTGCAAATTCAGCAGCTTACGCATTAGGTAGAAAAACTGATAGCGTAATTACTTCTGTAATGGAAAACGCAACACAACTTGCTAATAACTCATCAGGTACAGGTACTGGAATGAACCTAGGAAAAGCTCAAGCTATGATGGAACTTTTCAATACTAATGACGTACCAGATGATCAACAAAGATACTGGGTAGTTGGGCCTAAACAATGGTCTGACCTAATCAACCTAGATCAATTCTCAAGAGTCGAGTATGTGGGAGAAAGTGAACTTCCTTATGCTGGTGGTATGACTGCTAAGAGATGGTTAGGATTCTTATGGTTTGTACACAGTGGACTAGAAACTTCTGGTTCAACTGATAGACATACTGTAGCTTTCCACAAATCAGCGATTGGTATGGGAATTGGTTCTGACGTTAAAACTGAAGTAAACTATATACCAGAAAAAGTTTCTCACTTAATTACATCTATGCTTTCTATAGGTGGTGTATTAATTGATTCTGATGGTATTAGAATACAGAAGTGTGCAGAGTAATAATTAAGGAGATATAATAATATGGCTTACGCAACTGATAATCCAATTAAAAAGGTAGCTCAGATGGGTGGCAACTCTCTTTGGTTTTACACTGACGGAGATGCTATCGCAACTGTAGCTGCAAGTGGTTACTTTAACAGCGCATATGCTGAATTGAAACAAGGTGATTTAATTCTTTGTTCTATCGGAATCGGTGGAACTCCAGAAGCAGATCTACTTACTGTTACATCAGCAAGTGGTGCGACTACTGTAACAACAGCTAAATTAGCATAAAGCTAATTCGATTTAGGGGGAGAAATCCCCCTAGATCTTTTTTTTTATAAATTATGGCAACAACAAATATTGATATATGTGCAAGAGCTTTAGTAATGATAGGTGCACAACCTATTACATCTTTTTCTGATGGAAGCACAGAAGCATTAGTTGCCAGTAACATTTACGAAGATATTACAAAAGCTGCTCTTACTAGATGTAGATGGAGATTTTCTACAACTCAAAAAGCATTATCATTATTAGCAGCAGCTCCTACTGGAAGATATGATTATGGTTATCAAATACCAACTGATCCAGAAGTTTTACAAATAAATACAATAACAGTTAATGATATTGTAATTCCTTATTCAAGATACAAAGATTATATTTATGTTAATGGCTATGGTTCTAATAGTACATTAATTATGGATTACATTTACAGAGTAGATGAAGCATACTTTCCACCTCATTTTGTTCTTGCTTTAGAATATGAATTAGCATCTATATTTGCAGGTTCTGTTGCTAGAGATTCTGCAATGATTAGACAGTTTAAAGAACTAGCAGAAAGACAATTTTTAATTGCTAAAAATATTGATGCACAAGAAACTACTACAAAGGTTTTAGATACTAATAGATTTATTAATCTTAGAAGATCTACCAGAACGGATGTTTAATGGGAAGAACATTAAAAACTGTTATAACGAATTTTTCGTCTGGTGAGCTTAATCCTTTATTAGCTACAAGAACAGACGTACCATCTTATTTTCAAGGTGCTAAACAATGTAGAAATTTTGCATTATTAGCAGAAGGTGGTTTAATGAGAAGACCTGGTACTTCTTATCTTGCAACATTACCTGCAGAATCAAGATTAATACCATTTATATTTTCTGATGATGAAATAGCTATTATAGCATTATCTAATCAAAGAATGGATGTTTATAATATAAGTGGTACAGCATTAACAAGTAATTATACAACTAATTGTAATTGGACTACATCTCAATTATTTGAATTAAATTTTGCACAATTTGGTGATACTATTTTTATAACACATAGAAATAATCCAATTAGAGAAATATTTAGAGAATCAGCATCATCTTTTATTGTTAGAGAATTTGCATTTAAAATAAATGAAGATGTTGTTGTTTCTGGAGCATATAAAACAGATACACCTTTTTACAAATATGAAGCTGCACTTACAACATTAACAATAAGTACAGCAGCAACTGGAACAGGTAGAACTGTAACAGCTTCTTCTGGATTTTTTACATCTGCTTATGTAGGACATTATTTAACTATAGATGGATCTCAAGTTAAAATTACTGGTTATACAAGTCCAACTGAAGTAACTGTAACTGTAATTGAAACAATAGCTGGTGGAACTGGCCCACATTTTGAATGGCAAGAAGAAGCTATTTCTGCTGCAAGAGGTTATCCTCAAGCAGTTACATTTCATCATAATAGATTATGGTTAGGTGGTATAAAATCTAGACCTGCAAGTATAATAGCATCTCATATTGGAGATTATTTTAATTTTAATGTAGGTACTGGATTAGATTCGGAAGCAATAGACTCTGATATAACAGGTAACTCAGTAAACGAAATTAGACATATGTTATCTGGTAAAGACTTACAAGTATTTACAGATAGTGGAGAATATTACATTCCAGATTCTACTGATAATACTATAACACCTTCTAATGTAAGTATATTAAGACAAACACCATATGGTATATCTAGAACAGCTCCTCATATGTTTGACCAAGCAACAGGCTTTGTTCAAAAAAATGGTAAAGCAGTTAGAGAGTTTGTTTATTCTGATTTAGAAGATGGTTATAAATCTACTGCTGTATCTATTCTTGCACAACATTTAATTGACTCACCAAAAGAAATTGCAATTATGAAAGGTAATAATACTAGACCAGAACAATATGCATTTTTTTTAAATAATGGATCTACATATCCTGGTACATTATCTGTGTTTCATTCTGTAAGAGATGAAAAAATTGCAGGTTGGTCACAATGGTCTACTAGAAGTGGAGATTATATACAATCAATTATTTCATTAAATGAAAATTTAGTTATTATTGCTAAAAGAGTTTTAGACGGATCTACTGTTTATACTTTAGAAAAATTTGCAGATGATGATTCTGAAACATTAGATTGCCAAACAACTTCAACATTAAATCAAAGAGGAACACCATTAGTAAATGGTGGTAGTCAAACTGGTTCTGTATTAGCTGTTGATGGATTTACTTCTGATCCACAAATTAATGAAACATTTAAAATTGCAGGTGATACTACAGAATATATTATACAAGCTGTTACAAATAATGGTGGTGGATCATACGATTTAAGTTTAGATCAAGCATTAGTTGTCACACCTGCTGATAATGCTGTAATTACTTTAGAAAAAGGGTTTTTACATGATGTAAATGGTATTTATACAAATGAAGATATTAATATTATTGATGGAAATAGTTCAATTGGTTCATTTACAGTATCAAGCTCAGATCAAATTACATTAATAAGTGCGCCAAAATCTAGTGGACTTAAAATTGGATTTAATTATATTCCTATAATAGAAACTATGCCAATTGATAAAGAATTACCAGAAGGCCCATTAACTGGGTTACCAAGAAGAATCTCAAGAGCCATTGTGGATATTAACACTACCCTTGATATGACAATCAAAGCAGCAGACAGCACCTCTAAAGCTTTAGTTATACAACAAGTTAATTTTCAAGGTGGCTCTGACCTCACTCCAGTAACAGATAAAAAAGAATTTTTCTTTTTAGGATATAGTAAAAGTCCAACAGTAACAATTAGCCAAGATGATCCTTTACCAATTAAAATCTTGGGTATGTCAGTGGAGGTAGTTTTTGCATGAGTGCTGATCCAGTAACTATGTTTGTTGTAACTGCAGCTAAAGCAGTTTACGATATTAAAGAATCTAAAAAACAAGCAGAGATAGAACAACAAAGATATGAAGCACAAAAGAAAGCTGCTAAAAGAATTGCTGATGAAGAAGCAGCAAATAGACGAGAGCAATATGCTGCTGCTATTGCTGCTAATAAAGCAACTCAAGCAGGTTCTGGTTTTACATTGGATAGTAGATCATTTTTAAATATACAAAAAGATATAACTAAAACATTTGAAAAAGATCTTGCAACAATAAGATTGAATGTAGGAACACAAGTTGGTGATATTGGTTATGCTCAAGACATTGCTGCATCACAAAGACGTAAAGAACAATTTGGTGGATGGACTAGTATTGCAAGTGCTGGTTATGAATATAAAGCTAAAAAAGATTTATACGAAAGTTAATTATGGCATTAAAAAAAGAAGGAACACAAATTAGTTTAAAAGCTCCAAGTGGAAATGTACCTTATGTTCCTGGTAAAAGTTATGCAAGTATAGCTTTTGATTCTTTTAAACCTACATTAGATAGATTACAAACAGAAGCTGATCAAACTGCTCAAGCTAATTATTTTCAAGATTTTCAAATAAAAACAAGAGATCAATTTGAAAAATTTAGAAATGAATTTTCAATGGATCCAGATAAAATGAAAGCAGCAACCGATACATATTCTAAAACTCTATTAGATTCTGTACCTGCAGCATACAAAATACAAGCTAATGCAATGTTATCTGCTTATAGTCAAAACTCTATAATTTATGCAAGTAGCAGAAAAAAAGAATTTGATAATAATAAATTAATTTCTGATAGAGATACTAAATGGAATAATTTTAATACTGAAGCTGAATTTAGTATGAGAAATTTTAATAATCAAGAATTAGATTTAGCTATTACTGGTATTAATAAACAATTTAAAAATAATCTTTTACAAATTAATGAAATAAGTCATGAAGATTATGAAAATTTAGTTTTAAATAATGGACTAATTAGAGAAAAAGATCATGTTACAAATATAAGAAATCAAGCTGAAGCATTAATGACTGCAAGAGGATTTCATATAATGATGAGTTTATATAATAATGGACAAGAAGTTGAAGCTTTAAATTATTTAAATGATTTTATGAATAATCAAGATGCATATGAAATAGAAAGAGATTCAGAATTTGAAAATAATCCTATGTTAAATATAGTTGATAATTTATATCAAGATGATGATGATAGAGCTAGAATAGGAAATAATATTCTTAAAAAATATAAAGCATTTCATAGAGATGCTATTTATGGAAAACAAAAAAAACCAAATATAAATTTAGACGCATTTAAAGAACCAGGCAGAGCATTATCTTTAGAAAATTTTAAAGGTGGTGATGTTAGTATGGATGAAATATTAACACAAATACCTGTAGAAATTGGATCAAATAAATATTTTGATTTATTAGATTATGTAAATAATGCAAACAGAATACAAAGTATTGTTTCTAAAACAATGCAAAATGAAGATAGAATTTATAAATTTGAATCTGATGATGATAAAGAAATGTGGGCTAAAGCTATTTTGGCTAATCAAAATCCACCAATATATAAAATACAATATTCAGATGTAAATACTGATAGTTTTAAAACTGCTATAAATTTATTTGCTAAACAAGATTACTTTCCAGAAGAATTAAGAAAAGTATTACAATTAAGTGATGCTGGTTCATTTAAAGATGAAGGAACATTAAATGATTTTAAAGATAAAGCTTTAATGTATCAATATGTAAGTAATGATGAATTGTTTCCAGATGTTGAGTACAATCCTTTATATCAAAAAGCAATTGATTCTGGAGTTTTAGAAAGTATTGTAAATCAAGATTATAATAGAGCATCATCTGTATTAGAATCATTACAAAATGAAAATTTAGATGTTAAATTAACAAATATTGAAGCTCAATATGATGATGGTAATAAAGCATTTGAATTATTTTATAATAAACAATTAAATTCTCCTCATTTTCTTTTAAAATATTTTGCAAATGAAAAAGATCCTTTACATAAAAGTTTGTTTGCACAAAGTGATCAAACTACTTGGATAGCTTGGGAACCTAGTAAAATTATTCCACCAGAAATTCAAACTAAAGTTAGAATGATGTGGAATGAAGAATTAGCTTCTATGACTGTTGGAGAAAATCCAGATATTTGGTCTAAACAAAATGGTCGTATAAGATCTAAAGCATTTAATAGAGTAATGAAAAGATTACAAGATGAAGGATATGGTATTGAAACAAATACTTCTGATGGTAAACCTAAATTAGTTAGAAATCCATTTTGGCAAAGATATGGTACATTAAATAATAATGATGTTTATGCAGCAATAAAAGAAGATTTTATGATGCTTAATAAAAATGAACAATTATCTAAATATGATACTAATAAATGGGAAGAAGTAGAAGGTTACTTTAGACAATGGGCAGATAATAAAAATGGTAATGTTAAAATTGCTATTGATAGAAATAATACAAAAGATGAAACTGGTTTTTATTCTTATAAATTAACTATGCATATTGGCGACGATATGGTTACTTTAGATAAAAATTATAAGCCTACAGCTTGGACTAATTTAACTGATTTTGAAGCTCCATCAAGTAATGCTCAAATAGTTAATCATACTACAAATAAAATATTTGAAGCAATGCAAAAATCTAAATTTTTTAATAATGATATTACTAGTAAATCTTTATCATTAATAACAAATACTCCTATGGGTACTTGGGATATGGATGAAAAAAATACTTGGACTAAAAGAGCTATATATTCAGTAATTAGAAATGGTATTAAATTATCTGATTTTAGATTTTATCCAGATGTTCCTGGAATTGATGATACTCCAATGGAAATTAGACCATTTGCTTGGATTGCAAGAATGATGGGTTTTAAAGGAGATTTAAGAGAAATTAGAACTGAATTACAAACTGCAGCAAGTTATGCAAATAAAAATTTATCTTACCAAAAGAAAATAAATTTAAGTAGAGATTTATCTGATGCTGAAAAAATAACTGAATCAGCTTTACCACCTGAAGAAACAGTTATGAGTAGAGATATGACTAATAGAAATTTAAAACAATGGGCAATTGATAATTATCAAAATGAAGATTATAGATTAACACATAGAACAAATAATTGGACAGCTGTATCTTCTGCAGGTTGGGATGGTGAATTAGATATTACATATACAAGAGGAGATAGAAGATTTGCTATATTTGCTAAACCAAAAGATAGTATTAGAGCTGCAGTTAAAACAATTATTAATCATTCAACATTAACTTCTGGCATAAATGAAGTAGATAAAAGATATGGATCTGAGCCTACATTTGAAGAAATATTTAAAATGTATGCTGAAGATAATGAAAGTTATTTACAAGCTTTAGAAAATAAAACTAATTTTGATCGTAATGATAAAATTAATTTAATGAACGCAAATGAAATGCATAGATTACTTAAATTTATTGTACAACATGAAATGGGTAAAGATTATTATTTAGATAAATTTGGCTCTAATAGTGGTTATGTTAATTCAGTTATTTTCCAAGGTTTTAATGAAGCTATAAATTCTTATAATGGCGAATTAGGAAAATTATAATGGCAATTTTTTTTCCTCAACCTATTACTAGTTTAGATATAAGTGAAAAAAAAGAAGAACCATTAAAATATAGTTTAACTGATGCATGGGATGGTTTTAAAGATGAAAATTTATATGCAATTACAGCTGAAAAAATATTAGATAATTCAGATTTTCCAGAAGAAAATAATTACAATCCATCTAATGATCCTCAATTAAAAGGATATAAAGATTATATGCATCATTTTTATTTTAGTAAAAGTAGTGCAGAAACAAGTGCTATTATAAAAAAATTACAAGCTCATGAAGATACAGCATATCATTCTCCTTGGTATTATCTTGGTAGAATGGTAGGAGCTGTTACAGATCCATCATCATTATTGTATATGACTAAATTAGGAAAAATTCCAAAACTAGTTGGAGCTTCTATGATTTCAGAAGAAATTATTAAACAAAATTTAGATCCAATGAGAGATGATACTCTTGTTCCAAGTGTTGCTGCATTTAGTTTAACTTATCCTTTTTTAATTAATAAACTTTCAGCACCAACTCCAATTAAAACTCAAAGAGCATTAAAAGAAGCAGATGATTATTGGATAGCTGGAAAAAAAGATCAACAACCTATTAAAACAGATGATATTGCTGTTGATGGAACTTTTGTAAATCCAAATAAAGCAGATCCTCCACCTACTTCTGTTGGAGCTGAAGGTATATCTACATCTATTAGACAAACAGCTAAACAAAAAATGGAAGGTGAAGGATTTGTAAAAACTAATCTAGGTGTATTTGGAGAAGATGGGCCATGGACTCCAGTATTTAGATTAGTAAAACAAAAAACATCTTTAACTGCTAGAAAGATGATTGGTGATTTATTAGACACTCCTTTATTAAAATTAAAAAATACAAAAGAATGGGGATTTCAAGCATCTGGTAAATCAATTGAAACTGATATGCGTATGATGAGAGTTGGTGAAATAGAATCTCATAAAATGATTAAAGATGAATATACAAAATATATTGCTAGACAACAAGGATCAGACAAAATACCTAAAACAGATTTAGGTCTAAATTTACATAATAGATTAACTAAAGATACTCCAGAAGGTTTTATGGATAGAATGTCTTTAGCACAATTTAGTCATGAAGTAACAAGATCTAGATTAAATGGTTTTTCTCATCCTGTTCCAGAAGTTGCATCTGCAGCTAGACATACACAAGATAAAGTTTATGGGCCATTATTTGAAAAAATACAACAATTAGGTATTAGAGAAATGCCAATAGAAACTGAATTATTTTTCTGGAAAAGTCAATTAGATGCAATGAAAAAAAATAAAGAAATGTTTAGAAGTTATACTTCTCAAGTTGATAATGTTACAACTACATGGAATATTTCAAGAATTGAAAATCAAATAGACAAATTAACTCAAAGACTTGCTAATGTTAAAAAACGTGGAGTTAATGATTATATTAATATTATCTATGTTAAAAATGCTATTGAAAAAAATCCAAATAAATTTAAAGAAATTATTAGAGGACATTTTCAAAGAGCTAAAATTACTATTAATGAATCTAAGTTAAATCAATTAGTTAAAGATTTATCTAATCATTTTCCATTTACTAGATTTGAAAAAACAATGGGAGATTTAACAGAAAGATATGCATTTAATAGACCAAGATTTGCAAGATCAGTAAGAGCTAGAGAATTAAATTTAGATAGAATAGCACAAGAAGAATTACTTGATGGTGGTTTTATACTTAGTGATATATTTGCTTTACAAAAAGCTTATGCAAGACAAATAATACCAGATATTCTTTTAACACAAAAATATGGTGATCCAAATGGATTAGGTGTTAAATATTTTTTAGATGGTGAAATGTCAGGTTTCAATCCGGGATTAATGACAATTAATAATGAGTTTAATGCTAAAGCTCAAAGTATATCAGTTACACCTCCTAAAAATCTTACTGGTAAAGCTAGAGCTGATTGGATTAGAAATACATTAAAAGAAAAAAGAAAACCAATCTTTAAAGAAAGAGATCAAGTTTTATCTGATTTAGAGGCTTCTATTGAATTAATTAGAGGTACTTATGGATTACCTGCTAATCCTCATTCTTGGACTTCTCAAGCAATGAGAACAGCAAAACATTATAATGCATTAACTATGCTTACTGGTTTTGCAGCAGCAATACCAGATGTAGCTCGTGTTGTAATGACTTCTGGTATTAAACGTGGATTTAAAACTCAGTTTGAAATGTTCTCAAATTTTTTAGATGGTAAAACTATTTACAATATGGGTAAAAAAGAAGCTCAATCTTTTGGTGAAGCTGTTGATATGGTAACAGGACAAAGAGCTATGTTATTTGCTGATGTAGGAGATATGTTTGGTATTACATCTAAATTAGAAAGTGGTATGGGAAAACTTTCTGCTATTAATTTTATGTATGTAAACCTTATGTCAAGATGGACAGAAATGGCTAAATCTATGGCATCTGTTACTATTGGTTCTAGAATTATAGAAGATTCTATCAAATGGAGTAAAGGTAAATTAACAGATAAATGGAAAACTGCATTATCTACTTCTGGTATAAATCAAGATATGGCTAGAAGAATAGCTAATCAATTTGAAAAACATGGTGAAAAAACTAAACATAATTTTATGGCTAATACTGCTAAGTGGGAAGATGCACAAGCAGTAGATGCTTTTGGAGCAGCTCTTAACAAAGATATTAATATTACTATTGTTACTCCAGGTTTAGGAGATACTCCGTTATTTATGAGTACAGAATTAGGAGCTTTATTAACTCAGTTTAAAAAATTTGCAATTGGTGCAAATCAAAGAATGTTAATGAGAGGTATGCAAGAAGGTGATATTGATTTTCTATTTGGATCTATGTTGTTAGTAGGATCTGGAATGATTATTGATAAAATATATCATGAGTTTAGATTTAATAGAGATTATTCTAAAGTACCATTTACAACAAAATTATTAAATGCATTTGATAGATCTGGTATTGCAGGAATATATACAGATATTAATAAAGCTATAGAAACTTTAACTGATAACAGAATAGGTATTGGGCCAATGCTAGGTGAAGACAGACCATATGGTTCTTCTCCAAGATGGAAAGCTGGAACAATTGCTGGGCCAAGTGGTGGACAAATTTATAATATATTTGACATCTTGTATGACATTGGTGGAAATAACTATAACCATCACACAGCAAAAAATGTGCGTAGGTTAATACCTTTTCAAAATGTATGGTATCTTGATTGGTTATTTGACGATATTCAAAAAGGATTACATTAATGGCTATTACTATTTCAGATACAGA